TTAGTAGTTTTCCATAATATCAGCTATGTTGGATTTCATTTTCTTTGTAATGTGGGTATAAATTTGTACAGTAGTTTTTGCATCAGCATGTCCAACACGATCCATGATTGCTTTTAGTGGTACGTTATTTTCAGCAAGACGACTGACTAAAGTATGACGGAAGATGTGGCTAAAGAAA